ATGTTAGATGCCCCTGAAGCCCCTCCGGGATATAAACACCGTTGGGTTCGTGCAGAAGTTAGAGGTCATGATGATCGAGCGAATATGTCTAAACGTATTCGAGAAGGATTTGAACCTGTGAAAGCAGAGGATTATCCGGATTTCGATGCACCAACGATCGATGATGGTAGACACGCGGGTGTGATTGGAGTTGGTGGGCTAATTCTCGCTAAAATTCCTGAAGAAACCGTAGCTGAACGAAACGCTTACTATAGAAATGTAACCGATAATCAGCTTAAAGGGGTCGACAATGATTTGATGCGAGATAGTGATCCTAGAATGCCTATTAGAAATTCAGACATTCAAAGGAACTCAAAAACGGAGTTCGGTAGTCGACGCGTTGTTGATGCCGATTAACTTTTCTCATGACTCTTTAGGAGGGTTTTAAAATGGCAAACGTAGATGCCCCTAACGGCTTTACACCCGCCTCCCACATGTATGGTGGGGTGATTAGACCCAAGAAAATGCGTATTGCAAGTGGCTATAATACTGCTATTTTTAGTGGTGATGTTGTGACGCTTTCTTCGGGTTACATAAATCAGGCTGGTGCTACAAGCACTCCCGCAGGTGTTTTTTACGGTGTGCAGTATACTGCTACCGATGGCACCCCAACTTGGTCTAATCAGTGGACCGCAGATCTCGCAACTCTAGGTGGAGCAGATGCTGAAGCCTATGTGTATGTAGATCCTGCAATTATCTATGAAGCACAATTTACCGCAGGAACTCCTGCTGTAAGTTTCATCGGTAATAAGTACACCCTTAGCACTACAGCGGGTTCAACTAATAACGGACGTTCAAAAGAAGGTGTAACTGCTACTACTAGTAGTGGAGTTGCGCTTTGTGTTGGTTTTGTAGATTCACCAAGCAATAGTATTGGTGCTTTTGCAAGAGCCTTCTTTACGTTCCCAACTAACACATTCGCAGTCTAGGGAGAGTAACTAATGGCGATTAATAGAGCACAACTCGTAAAAGAGCTTGTTCCCGGCCTTCACGCTCTCTTTGGCTTGGAATATGATAGATACGCTGCTGAGTATGAAGATGTCTTCGACACCGAAAGTTCAGAACGAGCTTTTGAGGAAGAAGTCATGCTAACAGGCTTCGGCGAAGCACCAGTTAAAAGCGAAGGTAGCAATGTAACTTATGACACTGCACAAGAGTCATATACTGCTCGCTACACGCATGAAACTATTGCTTTAGCGTTTTCACTCACTGAAGAAGCTATCGAAGATAATCTCTACGATACCCTTTCTTCTCGGTACACTCGCGCTCTTGCGCGATCTATGATGCAGACTAAAAACATTAAAGGAGCTAATGTATTGAACAATGCGTTCAACAGCAGCTTCTTAGGTGGTGACGGTAAGGAGCTTTGTGCTACTGACCATCCGACTGTATCTAACCAAACTCAGTCTAATGAGCTGTCTACAGCTGCAGACCTTAACGAAACTTCATTAGAGCAAGCTCTTATCGATATTGCTGCTTTTGAAGATGAACGTGGTCTGAAGATTAATGCACAGGCTCGTAAGCTGATTATTCCTTCAGCCCTTCAGTTCGTGGCAGATCGTCTGCTTCAAACTCCGGGTCGCGTAGGAACAGCTGACAATGATATCAACGCTATCCGAAACATGGGAATGATCCCTGAAGGATACGTTGTGAATCATTTCTTGACGGATACTGATGCTTTCTTCTTGAAGACTGACGTTCCTAATGGATTGAAGCACTTTGTCCGTACTCCCGTATCAACGAACATGGAAGGTGATTTTGAAACCGGAAACGTTCGCTATAAGGCCAGAGAACGCTATAGCTTTGGCTTTAGTGACTGGCGGGGTATTTTCGGGTCTCCCGGTGCGGCATAATTAAGTGGGGGGGTATATCCCCCCCTTTATTTCTGGGTATAATAAGTTTTAGTGACTGCCCCAGCAGACGTTTACGAAGACACTAAGACGAATCCTTTCGTAAAGAGGTGAATATAATGGCGCAAACTACTTTTTCTGGACCCGTTAAATCTTTAGCTGGTTTTATTACTGCTGGCGTTAACAGCAGCATTAGCTTATCTGCTGACACTACACTTACTGTAGCTGCTCATGCCGGTAAAATTATTATGTTGAACGATGCAGACGGCAAGTTTACTTTGCCTTCTATTTCTTCAACCGCTCCTACTGACCCTACTTCTCCCGACCAAACAAACAACATTGGCGCGTCTTTCTTTTTCTATGTTGAAACCGCAGCAACCGATCTTGACATCTTGACTGACGGCACTGACAAGTTTGTTGGTGCGGCTATAGTTGCTGTTGATGATGGCGCGAAGAAAGCATTCGTTCCTGCTGCATCTAACGATGTAATTACTTTAAACGGCTCTACCAAAGGCGGGATTATTGGTAGTGTTATTAAGGTGACTGCTATCGATACTGCAACTTATCTCGTTCATGATTCTTTATTAATCGGTTCAGGAACTATTGTTACTCCTTTTGCTGACGCTTAATAAGATAACTTTAGGAGAGCAACATGGCTGATGCAGTCACTTCACAAACTATTCAGGACGGTGAGCGTAAAGCCGTCCTAAAGTTTACTAATGTCAGTGATGGAACCGGCGAGACAAATGTAGTTAAAGTCGATGTTTCTTCTTTATCTGCAAACTCGTCTGGACAAGCTTGTACTAAAGTAACTGTCGCGCAAATATGGTGGCAGTGTGTTGGTATGGGTGTTGAGCTTTTGTTTGACGCTACCGCTAACGTTTTAGTTATTGGCCTGTCTCCAGATAGTAACGGTTATCATGACTATACTCCTTTTACTGGTATTCCAAATAATGCCGGTGCTGGCGTAACAGGAGACATTTTGTTTACAACTATCGGTGCAAGCGCAAATGACACTTATACTGTTATTCTTGAATTGATAAAGGAATATTAATGACAACCTCTGGGACTAGAGATTTTGAGCCAGATGTAGCGGAATATATCGAGGAAGCATTTGAAAGATGTGGGCTTGAATTTCGCACAGGTTATGATGGGATTACCGCAAGGCGATCCCTTAACCTGCTTTTGGCTGACTGGGCAAACCGTGGCTTAAATCAATGGACCATTGAAAATACGACAACAACCTTAACTCAAGGTGCTGAGTCCATTGACTTAACATCGTCCACAATAGATGTATTGGATGTTGTTATTAGAAGAACTGAAGGTGGCACTACTACAGACATTCAAATGGCCCAGGTTAGCAGAGCTGCTTATTGGAACATTCCGACTAAAAATACCCAGTCTAGGCCAACACAGTGGTTTTTAGATAAACAAATAACGCCAAAGCTTTATATTTGGCCTGCTTCTGAAAACAATACCGATCAACTTTTGATCAATAGGTTGATAAGAATTGAAGACGCAGATGCCAGTGCTAATACCATGGATATGCCGTTTAGGTTTTATCCATGTTTAGCGGCAGGTCTTGCATATTATATAGCTCTTAAGAAAGCGCCTGAAAGAGTAGAAATGCTTAAATCTTTTTACGAAGAGGAGTTTGCTAGAGCAGCAGATCAAGATGAAAGTAGAGCGTCTTTGTTTGTGGCTCCTAGCTTAAGAAGCTATAGGAGAGCCTAATGGCTTATGCTTCTGGAAAGTATGCGATTGCGATATGTGATCGATGCGGATTTAGGTATAAGTATACCCAGCTTCGCAAAGAATGGACTGGCTTTAGGGTTTGTAGTGAGTGTTATGAGCCTAAAGAGCCTCAATTAGAGCCGCTTCCTCATGTTTCTGACGCAGAAGCTTTACGAAACCCAAGGCCAGAAACTGGTCTTATTGTAGGTTTTGGTGTTGTAAGAACAATAGATCCTAACCAAATGATTACTCCTACTGGAGATTCAATTGGCTCAGAGTTTGAAGGATCTGGAGGAACTGGAGAAGTTGGTACAGTAACAGTGGTGATCTCATGAGCTTTACATATGCAAGCTTAAAAAGCGCAGTACAAAACTACTGTGAGACTTCAGAGTCAACGTTTGTAAGTGATCTTCCTGTTTTTATTCAGGAGGCAGAAGAGCGTATATTAAAGAATGTACAGCTTCCTGTGTTTCGAAAGAACGTTACAGGAACTTCTTCAATAAACAATACTTATGTGTCTACGCCTACTGATTTTTTAGCGCCCTATAGTCTTGCTGTAGTTTCAGGGAATGTGTACACATATCTTTTGTTTAAGCATGTTTCTTTTATAAGAGATTACACTCCAAACCCTACGACTACTGGGCTTCCTAAATACTACGCTTTGTTTGACGATACAACGTTTATTGTTGCGCCAACTCCAGATCAAAGTTACGAGTTTGAACTTCACTATAAGTATAGACCTGCCTCTTTAACGGCTGGGGCTGAATCAGGAACAACATGGCTATCAACAAACGCTCCAGATGCAATGCTTTATGGAACTTTGATTGAAGCAGCCACTTTTTTGAAAGTACCTCAAGAAGTTGGACAATATGAGCAAAGGTTTCAAATGGCTTTAGAAGGCTTGCAAAAGCTTGGAGCTGGATACGGTTCTAGAGATGAATATAGATATGACATTGCAAGGGGATAACATTGTTTAGCGTAGAAGTTTCAGCGACTCCAGGTTCTGTAAATGTTCAAACGACAGAAGGTCGCGGAATGAACTCAGAAGAGATTGCAGCAAATGCAGTCGCTAAAATAATTAGTATCAGTGATACCGCTGATCCAATTATTAAAGCTCAAGCAGAAGCTTTTAGAGAGCGCATGTATTGGGTTATTGTCGCTGCATGCGATCAATCTATAAAGAGTGACAGAACTACGTTGTTTAACTTATTTAAAACAAACGGCCATGACGATATGGCTGAAATATTGAGGACTTTATAATGGCTATTGATCAGGCAATGTGTACGTCTTTTAAGCAAGAAATTTTGCAAGGCATTCATAACTTTACTAGCGGTTCTGGTGGTGGGACAACGACCACAACTGGTTCTGGCAATACTTTTAAAATTGCTCTTTATACTTCTAGCGCAAGTTTAGGCGCGGGAACAACTGCTTATACCACAAGTAATGAAGTTTCTGGAACGGGATACACGGCAGCGGGAAATACATTAACTAATGTTACCCCTACTACATCTTCGACTACTGCCCTTACAGACTTTGCAGACACAACGTGGTCAAGCAGCACCATTACGGCAAGAGGAGCATTAATTTATAACTCCTCAACAACTGCCGGAACTGCTAATAGAGCAGTAGTTGTTCTTGACTTTGGTGCCGATAAAACTTCAACAAGCGGAGATTTTACTATTCAGTTTCCTGCTGCCGGAGCAAGTACTGCAA